CATTCTCAAACGCAGATGCGGACAACGGAGGTGCTGGTGGCTCTGGTATCGTAGTTATACGATATGCTATCTAGCGTCGCCGATTAAATGTTTAAATTAAGGAGAATATTATGACTGATCAAAAGCAATGGTTTATAAATATTTAAAAATACACATGGAAAGATAACCGAAAATGAATAACAATACCAAGGCAAGTAAGGTATAAAACATGGCAAAACCATTAGATTTAGCGCAAAGAGGACATGTTGTTCATGGTCGCAGGAACATCATTCATAATGGCGCTTTTATTGTGGATCAGAGAGGAACATCAGTCACCATCTCTAATGGCACAAATAAAACAGTTGATAGGTGGCGGTGCAGCTCGGCCAGCTTAGATGAAGCTACCGTTGAGATGCAGCAATCAACAACTGTACCGTCTGGGGCTGGATTTGGTAATAGCCTTCAATTTTATGTAACAGTTGAAGAGAGCGCAATAGCCGCAGACGAATTCCTTTGGGTTGGTCATTTTATAGAAGGTCAAAATCTGCAACACCTTGCACACGGTACATCTTCTGCAAAAAAGATAACACTATCCTTTTGGGTTAGAAGTCATGTAGCGGGTGATTTTGGTATACTGTTCTTCAAAAATAATGGAATAAGCTCCAGAGGATACACTACTAGTTATACTGTTAATGCGGTCGGTACTTGGGAATATAAAACTATAACTATTGACGGTGATACTAGTGGCGCTATATTGAATGACAATTCTAACCAGCTAGGCATATATTTTGCATTGGCTGCGGGCAGCGACGCCAAAGGGGGCGGTACTGCTGATTGGTCTGATTACCAAGCTGATCATTTTACTATATCTGCGCAGACAAATATTCTTAGCGCTACAGGCAGTTGGTATATTACAGGAGTCCAACTAGAAGTAGGCGACACTGCAACTCCATTCGAGCATCGGTCTTATGGTGAGGAGTTGGCTCTGTGTCAGAGGTATTATCAATTAAATTCTCCGGGAACGGGAGTATCCTATACTACAACTGACCTAACAGTAGCATTTCCTGCTATTGTTCCATTTAGAACGGCTCCGGCAGCTAGCGACATGACAATTATTAATGGTACCAATGCAGCAGTCGATCCAGGGGTATCCTTGAGAAATATAACGGCAGTCCCTTCATTGCCGTTAGCAGGTGATGTAAATGGGGTACTTGCTAACTTAACTGTTGCAACTACAACTAATGGGAAAACACATTCAGTATTTGGCGGTGTAATTGGTATTGATGTAGACTTGTAATCCAGCAGACACAGAATAACAAAGAAAGATAACCGAGAATGAGTAAAGCAAATAACATAGCATCACTATTAAATTCATCTGGATTGCTTGATTCTGATGATATTGCTACTAGTGCCATTACAGCAGAAAAGCTAAATGTTGGTCAGGTCGGTGGTCGCAGGAACCTGATTATCAATGGTGCGATGGAGGTCTGGCAAAGGGGGACTTCGCAGTCAGTTTCTGGTAGTTATGCCGCAGATAGATTTTGGATGGCAAATGCAACTTCTGCCGCCCGATACGATACGGATGCACCAAGCGGATTCACATATTCAACAAAAATGACATACAACGCCTCAGATATGTCTTTAGGACAGCCGATAGAGCTGACAGTCACAGGTAAGCAAGGTCAATTTGTTGCAGGAAGTGTTGTAACTTTAAGTTATTATGCAAAAGTAGACACCGGAACAGAGGACATCAATGCCGCAATATATTTCAGAGACACTAAGTTTTCTGCCACTAATCAAGCCGGATTTTCGGGGGCGACTACAGCTACTTGGACTACAACTTGGGCACGGTATACACATTCTTTTACTATTCCTACAATTAACTCTACCAACACAATAGCGGCATTGGAAATAGGTAACATCGGTAGGACAGCTTATATCACAGGAGTCCAACTCGAACTAGGAGACACTGCCACGCCGTTCGAGCATCGGTCCTATGGGGAAGAGTTGGCTTTATGCTATAGGTATTATCAGACATATCCAAGTTCTAGCGCCACGACGGTGATGTTTACGGGGATAGGCCTTAATTCGACATCGGTAAGAGCATTGGCTAAACCCTTTGGAGGTCTGATGAGGGCTATCCCAGCAATTACTTTGCCCACTAGCACCTTTATTAAAGGCAATGGCTCTAGCTTAGCAGTTACTTCTGTTCAAACGGGGTTCCAAGTTGGCGCCGGGTATACCTTTGTGTTTGACGCTGCATCTGGAGTATCTACCAATCATGTTTATTACATAACCGGAAACACAGGCAGTGATGCTCTCGAACTTACTGCAGAACTATAGGAGTAAAAAACATGAGTGCCTTTGAAAATGTAAAATACAATCAAGACGACGAAGGTAACACTATTGGAATTTCTTACACGATTAATGGTAAGATGGGTTCCGCTCCGATAAGCCACCCGTATTACCAAGAAATCATGGAGCTGGTCGAAGCGGGTGAACTGACTATTGAACCAGCAGACTAACTTATAAATACTTAAAAATACACACAGAGAGTCGAATGAATGGCTAGAAAGAATTCTAATTTAATCACATCAGTTAGTGCTACTATCGCAGATAGATCTATTGGCATTGACAAATTGACTGTGGGCGGATTTACTCAGAGAAGAACACTGAATGCCGGTGAAACAGTCATTGCCAATCTAGATACGATTCAGACTGTCGATGATTTTACCGAAGTTTATAAGAACGGTGTACTATTAAAGAATACCACAGATTATACCATCGACTCTGATAATGGTATTATACTGACATCTGCAGCAGATGCGAATGATGAAATTACTATTCGCTCTATGGTAGATAACATTGCAACTATTGTTCCAGATGGATCGGTAACATCAGCTAAGATTGCAAGTGAAGCAGTAACATCAGCTAAGATTGACGGCACAGTAGCATCAACAGGAAAGGCGATTGCTATGGCAATTGTATTTGGAGGTTAAATAAATGGCAGTAAATATTGTCAATGTAGCAAGTATTAATGGTAAGACAGATGCAAAATCTATTGCATCAAATGACTCTGCTGAGTTTGCAATTAATACCAGCGCAACAGATGTATTTAAAGTAAATACAATTCTGATCTCGAATCAGGCAGATTCCGCTGGTGATGGTGGTGCAGCATTAGTAAATGTCCTTTTCAGAGATTCATCTGTAGATTATAATTTTATTAATGATGTAGAGATCCCGCTTAAATCCACATTGGACCTTTTAGGTAGTTCAATCTATATCAATCAAAATCAAAGCATCGCAGTACAATCAGATTCTAGTGCACTGAATGTTTTAGTTGCATATGAAGATATTAGCTAACGATGGGACGTAAGTATATTGGCGGCATCATTGGGGCCAGCCCGTTGGTCGATGCGTCAGTCAGCATTGACTACCTCGTAATTGCTGGCGGCGGTCAAGGCGGTCGGGGTACGTCTAACAACAACATCGGCGGCGGCGGCGGCGGTGGCGCTGGCGGATACCTTACAAGCTGGTCAGGGTCTACCGGCACCGAGACCTCTGGCGGCGGCGCTGCTGCTGGTAACGCTCTGACGTTTACGTCTGGCACTTCTTACGAGATCGTCGTGGGCGCAGGCGGCTCGGGTACCACCACCAGCATCTATAATGGCGCTGCGGGCGCTGATAGCGTAATCAGGGTTCAGAGCGGGTCAGCGCTAGTCACTGCGACAGGCGGCGGCTTCGGCGGCTCTGGGGTGTCTAATAATGATACTGTTAATAATCGTACTGTAGGCGGGGGTGGTGGCTCTGGCGGCGGTGCTGGCGGTGATGATATTTCCACGACTTATACTGGCGGCTCTGCAACCAGCAGCCCAAGCCCAACGCAAGGCTATGACGGCGGTGATGGCAGACAGGGAAGCGCCACATATCTCTTAGGTGGTGGCGGCGGCGGTGCTGGCAGTGCTGGCGGAGATTATGTTGCCTCTTCTTCTGGTGGTGCAGGTGGTAATGGTCTCGCCTCGACAATTACTGGCATCAGCGTAACACGTTCTGGCGGGGGTGGCGGCGGCGGCGATGCGACATCTGGATACGCTGGCGGGTCTGGGGGCAGCGGCGGGGGCGGCAGCGGCGCTTCTGCTGCGAACACGGGTGGCGTCGATGCTTCTGCGCACACCGGCTCCGGCGGTGGCGGCGTAGCGTTTAAGACCAGCAACACTGCTGCTGTCTACGGTGGCGTCGGCGGCGCTGGCACAGTGATCCTGCGCATTCCTGCTTCGGCTGGTTACTCGCAGGCACAAATGAAGAGGGACCTAAGCACCACCACGGGCGTCACGTTCAGCATGCAGGGCGGCGACCTCGTGTCTGTATTTGAAACAGACACGTCTAGTTCCCCGGCTGGGGCGACGACAACGTGGACGTGGATCCCAACATTTTAAGGATAAACAATGGCTAAAATACTTAGAAGAAGTGGCGTGTTTAACCTTGGGTCTCTTGGGGGCGATGGCCCGGATACAGTGTTAGATGCAGACTTTGATAGTGTAGTTCTGTTGCTGGATGGTGAGATTACAGATAAATCTTCTTCAACACATACAATTACAACAAACGGTGATACTCGAGTAGATGCCACAGTTAAAAAGTTTGGTAGTGGGTCTATTGAATTTGATGGTGCTACTGACCATCTGAGTGCAACTTCAAGTTCTGATTTTACATTTGGTACTGGTGATTTTACTATCGAGGCTTGGGTTAAGTTTCGTAACGGTGCAAGTGATAGAGACATGACTCTATTTGATAACGGAACCGTAAACACTCCTGGTCATTTATGTATTTTTGCAGATGTTAATAATTTATATTGTAGATTTGGTCCTTCTGGTGCCAGCTTGAACACTTCATGGACAACTTTAGGAATGTCCAATAATAACTGGAATCATCTTGCTATCGTAAGAGATAGCGGGACTTGTAGGGTTTTTGTAAATGGTGTTCAAAAAAACTCAGGTACAAGAAGTGAAAACCTTACCGCTACTGGTTGTCGGATTGGAACTTTAAGTGGATATGAGGCTTTTTATGCTTTTGATGGCTATCTAGATGACTACCGTATTACCAAAGGCGTAGCAAGATACACCAGTAACTTTAATCCGCCTACTTCTGATCTTACTAATACTGTACTAGGCGGTACAGTTGAACTTCGGATGGATGGTACAGATGGGTCTGGGTCTGGATCAACAACTACAGACCTTTCTGACGAGGCTCATACTGGTATTACTTCGACAGACGTGACAGCAGGAACAACTGATGCGGGTGTTACTCGTCCTGATTTATACGGCGGTGCTAAAGGTTACTTAGACTTTACCTCCAGTCAGGCTGGACGTATCGTTACACTTCCGACAACAGTTGATTTAAGTAGCGGAGATTTTACTATAGAGTGTTGGGTGCTATTTGATACAATATCTGATTATAGAAGTTTTATGAGAGGTGGGTCTGGCACGTCTGCCTCGGGTTCGTGGCAATTACAAACATACGGCAGCAAGATTTCTTTCCTTATTGGCGGTGCATCCACCTATAGTATAACTGATAGTAAAACAGTTACAACAAATACTTGGTATCATGTTGCACTAAGCTATGTTTCTAGCACTTACACTATGACTCTTAGTGTAGATGGTGTTGTAACTACCTTGACTGATCAAACAGAATTTAGTAACATGCAGTCTAGTTACCTTGGTGGGTCTGGAACTAATATTGAATTAGGCGCAAATCGGGGCGGTACCGTAAGACATGATGGATTGTTGACTGATGTTAGGTTTACAACACGAGTAGCACTGTACCCTGATCTCGGACGTACTACACCAATACCCACCGCTGCACTACCCACACCTGTAGCTGGTGCCACAAGACCAACCCGCAAGTGGGGCGGCATGACCGGTCGGTCTATTTTTAATAGTACTACTTTAGATGCAGACTTTGATAGTGTAGTTCTGTTACTGGATGGTGATGGAACTTCTGGTTCAACTACGTTTACGGATAAATCTTCTGCATCACACATAATTACAGTGAATGGTGATACTCAAGTAGATACTACAGTTAAAAAGTTTGGTGCTGGTTCGATTGAATTTGATGGTACTGGTGACTATCTGGACGTTTCTGTAGACGCAAGACTTACTTTCGATGGAGACTTCACTGTAGAGGCTTGGGTATATCCTGACACCGCTGGGACAAATATGCCTATTATTGACGCCCGTGCTAGTAACATTGCCTATCAGAACTACTATTTCGGTCTTGCAAATGTCGGTGGGACTCTTAGAACAGAAGTAATACTTGCGTCTGGTGCAACTGGTAGAACTGGAACGACTAATGCTGTACCAACAGGGCAATGGTCACATATTGCTTGGGTTAGAAATAGTGGTGTTATAACCACCTATGTAAATGGGGTTGCGGATGCTACAACAAAGACTGACAGCGCTACTTTAACTCCTACTAATTTCAGAATAGGGGCGGCTGTTGGAACACCAAATGCTTATTTTGATGGCTACCTAGATGATATTCGTGTAACCAAAGGCGTAGCAAGATACAGCAGTAGCTTTTTTACCCCACCTACTTCTGCACTCTCTGCTGACGTATCAGATATTACTGGCAGTGATGACGTAGTTCTGTTGCTGGATGGTGATAACAATATCACTGACCGCAGTAGTAGTGGACACACTATGTCATGGCCCGTATCAGCAGCTTATCAAAGCTTCGGCAAGTTTAATCAAGCCTTAGACTTAACCAGCACATATTTAAATGGCCCAACCACAACCGAAACATCAGACTTCCAATTTGGAACGGATGATTTCACACTGGAAAGTTGGATTTATTGGCCTTCTGGAATACCCACAACGGATAAGTGTCTGTTTGATAGTCGGACGGCTGCCAATGACGCCGGACTTGTTTGGTTTTTTCCGGGAAACACTTCTAGCACCCTAGTCCATCGGGTTTATAATAGCGGTGGTCTACGAACTGCTTCATCTGCTGGTTCCCTTTCTTTAAATGCATGGCACCACGTTGCCCTTGTTAGAAAAGGTAATACATTCACATATTTTACAGATGGTCAATCTGTCGGATCATTCACATTTACTGGCTCTGTCAACCAAACAGCATCAAACCCTCTGCGTATCGGCACTAGGGTGGACGCAAATTTCGGCATTCAAGGATATATTGACGACTTCCGTGTCACCAAAGGAGCAGCACTCTACCCATTCCATCCACCTGCTTCTGCACTACCCACAACTGGTACTGTCACCACCCTCCCCAACACGGGCATCCTCTCACTCGCAGAACACTATCAATCTAAATTATAAATAAGTATTATGAATGAAATAGTACCAAAAAAGGACATTCCTGAAAGTGTCCATTCAAGTTATGATGAAGACTTAGATCTTATTCGTTCTACTCTTCGTGGTCTTCTTATGTCTGGAGAAGAGGGATTAGAACTTGCTCAGAGTGTAGCAAGAGAATCTGAGCATCCACGTGCCATCGAAGTCCTGACAGGAATGATTAAACAACAGGCAGAAAACGCTCATGCGCTACTTGATATGCATAAGCGCAATCAAGATATTAATGTCACTCAGGCAAAAGGTCAGTCTGATGATCAAAGAAGTTTAACTCAAAATGTATTTGTAGGATCCACAGCAGAGTTACAGAAAATGCTGCGTGGAGATACGGAGGTGATTGAACATGATTATGACGGAACTAACCAAGGGAATATTTAAACTCCTTAAAAGACTCATCGGCGAGTCAAGTATTGTATTAGCAATCATTTATACTATCGGGCATATCTTTATTGCCACGATCTGCAACTGGTTAATTACAGGTGCAGCAATGGAGCTAGCGGCTATCGATGCGATTGTAGAACCCATCATTAATGGATTCTGGTTCTATGCGCTCCATAAATTAGCAAAGAGATTTATTAAGAGTGAATGATACATACCTCGGCAATCCGCAGGTTAAGCGGGATGGCGTACAACAAGGATGGACTAAACAGGACATTCAAGAATATCAGCGCTGTATGACTGATCCTGTGTACTTTGCCGAAACATACGGTAAAGTCATCTCACTGGATGAAGGATTAGTGCCTTTTAAATTATATCCTTATCAGAAAGAAATGTTTGAGCATTTCAATGATAATAGATTCTCCATCGTATTAGCTTGTCGTCAGTCTGGTAAGTCTATTAGTTCGTGTATGTATATCCTCTGGTACGCTCTGTTTCATCCAGATCAGACGATTGCGATTCTTGCTAACAAAGGCGCTACTGCAAGAGAAATGTTAGCACGTATTACACTGGCATTAGAGAACACCCCATTCTTTTTACAACCCGGAACTAAAGCATTAAATAAAGGCTCTATAGAATTTAGTAATAATTCTCGTATCATCGCTGCAGCGACCTCTGGCTCGTCTATAAGAGGACTCTCAGTCAACTTGCTATTCCTTGATGAGTTTGCGTTTGTAGAGAATGCAGCACAGTTTTATACGTCCACATATCCAGTTATTTCATCAGGTAATACATCTAGAGTAATTATTACTTCTACAGCAAATGGTATCGGCAATATCTTTCATAAAATCTATGAAGGCGCAGTACAGGGTACAAATGAATTTAAACCGTTCCGAGTAGACTGGTGGGATGTTCCTGGTCGTGATGAGCAGTGGAAGGATCAAACCATTGCCAATACTTCAGAGTTGCAGTTTCAACAGGAGTTTGGAAATACCTTCTTCGGTACAGGCAATACGCTGATCTCTGCAGATGCTTTAATGAATATGAAAGCAGAATCTCCTGTGGCTGTTGGCGATGTTAACGTATATGTAGAACCCAAAGCAAACCACGATTATATTATGACTGTTGACGTGGCAAAAGGCCGTGGACAAGATTACTCTACATTTAACATCATTGATATCACTGCCAGACCGTTCAAGCAGGTTGCATGCTATAGAAACAATCTTATCTCACCTATTTTATATCCAGACATTATTCAC